TATTTACTCTTTCTGCTATTGATTCAGTCTACGATAAACTTTTCAAACGATACCTTACTTAAATCTTTTTTTGTAGCTTTATAATCTTTTGCTCGTAGTTTTGAGTAGGCTTGGCGTTTCTCCGTTACTTCTTTTCTTGCCTTATACTGTCATTTCATCTGCAATTGTCTTCTAATTCTAGTGATGGTATTTATGAAAGCCACTATATCAGGTACAAAGTTACTATCTCACTCAAAGTAGTTCATAACGATACAATCGAATAACGCTTCGTCTGAGTCTTTTGCTAGCTCATATTTCTTGAGCATTGAGATCACCATAGCTTTTTTATCCATCATTACTTTTTAGAATTTAAAATATTTAGTTCGTTAATAAAATATTCTATAATTATTTTACATAAATCTTTTTTTCTTTTCTTGGATAATTTATCATATATAGGTTTATAAAATACAAGTATTTCTTTAGCTTTTGGTTTAATAATTTCTCGTGTTAATTTATCACATTTTACCATTTTCATATTATTTATTTTTAGGGGATAAAGGTTTCTTACATATATCCTGCAACGCTCACATCTGGTCGTCTTGGAACATACATAAACACGTTTGCATCTTAAACTCCCAACTCTTAGTCAGCTTACGACTACCCTTCAAAATCTGTGTTGTCCTTGAATAATCGCCTAGTTGTGGATAGTCTTTACACAGATGACGGATATTGATATATTTTAGGTACTCGTTATAGGTGTTTACTGAAGCCATAGGTTATCTTAATAAATAAATATTTCGTATCGCTGTATGTATTATAAAACTTACCACAAGATTTACAGCTGTTGTGCAAGCGATAGCGTATGTTCTGTAAGAACTTTGCACCAACAGCAACTTGTGGTGGAGTTCGGCTTTAATCTTGATTAGTAAGAGGTTATTATTACTATTCTGTGTTAGCAAACCTTTTATTTTCTATGTCTACCAAATGCATCATAATTTTTATCAGAGTTTGCAAGTTTGAATAAGTACACGAGTAGCAATAGTAATATGAATAGGATGACTAATCACGGCATTGCGAACTGCCATTCTTGCAAAGAATAACCAAAAAAGAAATGAACGCTTCTTGGCTTATCAATTCAAACTCGGTCAGCTAGACAAAAGAGGGGAGAAAATAGAAAAAGCATCAGAGAAATTGAAACAAAAATTGAGCGAACCATTAAATATGGATATGTCGTTTGGCACAGACTCTTTAAATATTTTAAGGTCAACCTTAAAGAATAAAGAGTCTTATTTGAAAGTTTACGAAAAGATGAAGAAAGAATTTTGATTAGACGATATTTAAAATTCTTAATTATCGGTCTGAACCCACGTAAGTAGTACCGAACCTTGCACAATAGATTTTTGCTAGTGTCTGTTTCAAGACCTTGCAAAATATATCTTGTGCTAGTGTTCGGCTTCAATATCTCTTTGTCCATGTTCGTGGTTAATGGTTAAAATGATTTATCGCTGAATTTTTCTATCGTGGTATTTCTATCTACAAATTTAAGTGAGTTGATTCGTTCATAGATACTCTTCAAATAAACATCTAAGAACGCTACTGTTACGCTTGGTTCTTCTATCGTGTTATGAATATAAAACTTACTACGAGGATGTTCTTTACCAAACTTTCACAATAGTCAGTGTGGTGAAATTATATTTCAATGGTCATATCAATACTTTATATTTTCTGAATAAGTAGCCCATTCTAAGTTTGATAAAATATTGTTTGTTCTATTATTGTCTTTATGATTTACAGTCTTTTTATTAAAATAATTAGGAAGAAATGTGATTGCTATTAACCTATGTACCGTTCTTAACTTTCAACAAATAGTAACTTGTGAATATCAGGTTATCTTATTTATATGTGGCTTTAGAACTTTACCTCTTTTTTCTCTATTATAGTTTAGACTCTTAATATCACCAAATATATTTGCTTGGTATCATTCATATCCTGGTATATCTTTTCGCTCATCTATTAGTTTTGCTGTCATTTTATTGTTTATTTATAGATATAAAATCATCCTCACCCATTTTCATAGGTTTATAATTATGTACACAAACACCGCTCTCACTTTTATCTCCTATATACTCACAAGCCCATACTTTCCATATATCTAGTAATATGTGTGCAGACTCAATTTTTATCTTATCATCAATCCAATCCTCAAGTACTAGAGCTTTGAAATCTGGTTGGTTAATTAGATGTCTACCTAGATACTCACAAGCATTAGCTATCTCACGGAACTGGTTCTCTGTTAGCGTTATGGTTATTATCTTATTAAGTTTTGCTGTCATTTGCGTGGGGTGGTTAGGAAGGTAAAGGATTTTTGTATTACATTATTTAGGTATTCTCTTTTTCTTGACTTATCATTACATCATATAGAACAATACAAACTTTTTTTCTTTGTTTTTGGTTGATATATTTTTCAACATATAATACACTGTTGTTTTTGTGGTGGATTTTTTTTCCTTCCACGCTTCTTGTAGTTTTTAGTTTGTAGTGTTTTTCGGATTATTTTCATTCTGTTCGTTCTCAAGAAGTTAAATCTCGCTGTTCCGACATTGCTTTTGCTATTCAAGGAAATGTTTTATTTCTACTCTTTTGTCTATCTCATTTTACCGATGTCTGATTATACCATACTGGTAATCTTTTCCCACTAGGTGCTGTATAAAACTCTCACTTCCCTACTATATCTGTTGGCTTTAATTGTGGTAGATTTTTTAATCGTAAGCAGGTTGTCTTTTGTGCTTCACTTCCAAACATTCGTGGTTGGATGATTTGGTCTGGCTTTCTATGTTTACTACTCATTATCCCTATTGGATTTTCTATTGCTATCTTCTCTATAGGAGCATTTACCATAGCCATAAAGAAATCTATTCATTCTTGTTGTCTGCCATCTGCTATCTTCTTAGCGAAGTGTCTTGCTCAACTAACAGCTAAATGTGTGCAAGGTGGGAAGGCTATCATCATATCCCATCATTTATCTAACTGTTCTAATACATCTCATTGGATATGTCGTTCGGGATGTCATCAAGAACAAGGGAGTATATCACAAGAATATGCTTCGTGTCATAATCTCCTAAGTTCTATACATACTGCTTGGCTTTCTTCACAAGCTACTAATATTTTCATCCTAATAGGTTTACAAAAATTAAAATATAGTATACAGAATAATAACCGCAATAAAATATACTATCAAGGGGGATATAATAATTCATTCTGGAGTGTTATTACATCGCCATTGTACTCTCCTCAGTCGGTGCTTTATTCTTTCCATCTCTATTTATTATCAAGTAAAATCTTTCACAAGGTATACCCAGCCTTTGCTCATAGCTTAGCTCCATTCGCTTCTGCTCGTTCTACTAGCTTCTCAAATAGTCAAATAGACGAATTATCGGATGTGGAGTTCTTGAGGACAGGACGAACGGCAAGAGCGCTGCTCCTACTATCTCGACTGAGTCCGCCTTTACCTTCACCGAAATTGAAGTACCGCGCAAAACCACTATTTCTCTCAGAAGACGACCGAACATAGCCATATTCGCCTTCATTGACAAGTGCACCGTCGCTATCACATCAACCATCTAAAGTAAATCATAATTTATCTGCTAGTTTTTTATTATCTTTACTTCGTTCTTCCGTAAATCAACTATCAAGAAAATCTTGTTTAGTTGGTAGTGTTAGTCATTGCTCTTTAGCTGTTTGTATCGCTTGGTAAAATGTATAATATCGTTTTCAGTTTTTCTCTATTCAACTTCATCACTTCATATCATTTTTAGCTCGAGTAATAGTTCATAATTTAATTCATTTAGTTGCTTCCATCTTATTGGGTTGGGGTTAGTGGTAAAACTATATAAGTATCTTTCAGTCTTTTATCATTCATTTATCTTCCAAGAGTTTTATTGCTTTCTGTACATAGTCCTCTACTTCTTCTTCTGCTGGTTTATAGTCTTTAATCAGTAATATTACTCATTCATTCTCTACTTCTGATATATTCCAGTCTTTCTCTTTTCTAGCGAAACATCGTCAGAATTCTAGTTTAATTTTTCAGTACACACAAGCATTTCAGGACACACAAGCATTTCAGGACACACAAGCATTTCAGTACACCCTAGCATCTCAGTACACCCTAGCATTTCAGTACACACAAGCATCTCAGTACACCCTAGCATCTCAGTACACCCTAGCATTTCAGTACACCCAAGCATCTCAGGACACCCAAGCATTTCAGTACACACAAACATCTCAGTACACACAAGCATTTCAGGACACCCAAGCATTTCAGTACACACAAGCATTTCAGTACACCCAAGCATTTCAGGACACCCAAGCATTGTCTTCCTGCGAGAGATTTTTTTCTTTCTCTACCCGCCCTCAAATATCTCATTTAGATACAGAGCCAAACGACATCTCTGCTTTAATTTGGAATAGTGTTGTACCAAACCAGTCTTTAGTATTTTTCGTTAGTGAGAATTTCATAATTATAAAGGTTAAAAATAAAGGGTTATGGTAGTAGGGAGTTAGTTATATTCGTGGTCATAAATTCATCTTTGTAATCATATATCTGTATCTACTTCTCAATATGGTAAATCGCTTACATCTATATCTTTTCTAATATGTAAGAACATAGTCTTAACTAATTTCCATCGCTCATAATCTGCCCAATTTTCTTTAATAACAAATGCTTTTGCTTCCTTATAACTATTAGCAACTATTCACATAATCCAATCTTCATCATATTCTGGACAATATATGTATAGTTTTTTCTTCTTTCATTCCTTGTCTGTTTGCATCATTTTTTTTGGGGGGGAAGGATTAAAATTTAATAGTATGCCTCACACATTTGTTTACAGCTTCCATTATTATTTATACTTCACTCTGGTCGTACATAATTACAATATCTACGACATCACATATTATTTCATTCTGTTTTATATCTCGCATAGAAATGTGCTAATCGTTCACTATCTGTCATATCATCATACTTTGGGTATCAAGCAGTTCTCCAATAAAATCTACATTGTTCATCTCATATATAATCACACATATATCACAAATTTTTTAGTATTTTATCATATTCCTTTTTAGGCTCTGCCTTTTGTCGTACTTGTTTTATCTTATTATCATCATAAATTAAACATTCTCACTCAAATACATCATCACATCATAAATCAAAATCTTTATTACTATTCTGTTGTTCTTGTATTCAAGTATTTATATCAAAAATTTCGATATCTCAAGTGGTATTGGGATAAATACATTGCACCTGTATCTTTGTAGAGCATCCAGCAAATAAAAGCACCAATGGTAGTAATAGAGCAAATCGTGGTTTCATAGGTAGGTTAAATTAATAAAGATTATCTTATTTTTGTATAAAATCAGTTGAACTTTCTTACTCAGTTTACTCGCATTCTTGGTAAAAACTCTTGTAATTGTTTTCGTGTTCTTACTCTACATTTATGTCTTTTATCCATATCAAACATAGTTTTTCTTTTCGGTATGTCTTTGTCGTATCGTCTCTTTCAACACCTATTACATCGTGATACAAGTTTCATAGGTAGGTTAATATAATAAAGCTAGTATCAAGTAGTACGCAATAACTATCAGGACTGCGATTAAAAAGCAACTACATCATCTTAGTTTTCTATTTTTTCTATTCTTACATTCATCAATCATTTTCTAGTATTTCCTATTAAGCTAAAAGCGTACGAACTTAAATCTATTATTCTATTGGTATATTCTTTAGGTCAGTAATCATTCTGGAAACATTCTATACATTTTCAATTATCTATATTACATACCTTCCATGTTGAATACTTTGGTAATATCCTCATCGCACAAGTTCTATGACTCATAGAATAATTAGGTAGTCAGGGAAGCAAGTAATCATATCGGCTCGCTGTCCCTGTTAATATGTAAGGTGTAGCAACTTCAGGTGGTGGTAATTGAGGTCGTAATGTAATAAATCCAGTAAATAGTAAGAATAACGAACTATACATTAAATAATGTTAATAGGTAAAATCAATTGATGCTCACCCATATAGTTTCGTGGGAAACCTAATGTTTCTCGTTGTTTAACAGTAGTTTTTAGTTCTTTGCCTTTATAACGGATACATATCTTATCATCTTTCTGTAATTCGTGTAATACCTCAAGTGATAATCAGAACCCATTAAATTTCTCAAATAGATTACGTTCGTTCCTTGTAGTAGTAGTAAATATCCCATTATGGTATATTCATTGTTTTCTCATACGTCAATCAGCTGACCTTAACGTGAATAATATTCAGTTAGTTATCTTTGTCTTAGTTATAGTGTTTAAGGTAGTTGTTCAGAAAAGCATTATTATCTGATTTAGTGAATAAAAATCTATTCATATAAAAGAACTCTTCTGATATCTCTAGTTGATATGATAATGATAGCTCTTTTATATTTTTATATCATAACCATTCAACATATTCATCAAACGTCATAACTATCGTATTTCAGCTCTCTAAATCCATTTGTTTATCCATTTTTTTTATTACAGATATCAATAATATCGCTTTGAAGTGAATCTATCCACTCAATAAGATTAGTACATATAAATTCTTCTTGTTTCTTACTTATATTTTTATCTCTAATCATTTTTTTTAATAATACACAAGAATATCCAGTCATATCATGTCGTTGAGTTGAACTAAATCTTCTCCAGTTATTAGTTAAAAACTTTAATAGTTTATTATTCATATTCTTAGGTTAATGATTAAAGCGGTTTCTGATTATCTAAAAATCTTATATTTGTTATAAATTCGTAATATGATTTTAATAATGGTTCTAATCTTACCGATATTTCTTCGTTAGCGAGTTTGGCGTTCATAAAATCTTTTATCTCTTGAGTCAACCTAACTTGTGTATCTAATTCATCAACTGTCAATTTAGCTCTCTTTCGTGTTTTATTTTCTTTTTTTATTTCCTCCAATCAGTCTTGTATTTTTTCAAATTGTGTTTTAATATCATCTTTCTTTTCTACCATAGCCATCTCTAGCATCGCTTTACTACGGATAGTAAACATCTTAGCATCTCAATAGAGATGAGAAAGCTCGATAAGTTTGATACATAAATCTGATAGCTTTTTACGTGTAGCATCAGCATTGATATTGGTTATTAAATCTTCTATTTCTTTAATCAGTTTTTCCATAGGAATATCTCAAAAAATAAAATTTTAATATCTGACCATAAAAAGTATAAATCATTTTTTATTTGTGTAAAGTAGTATTTTTTCTCTAACATTGGTTTATAAGCCAAATAAAGATATAGATGGTTATCAATAAGCTTGATTTTGATGGAAACAAAAGTAAATAAATGTTTAAGAGGGATTGAGATATATCTCAAGACCGAATAAACTTCCTTATTACGATATGAAATATATATCGTTTATAAAACTATTTACTGTTTAATCGTTCCAATAAAACATCAGCAGTAGGTAATAAATCTTTGAACTCTATAGATTTACCATTGACTAAATCTTTTGCATAGCTCAATGCAAACGAAGCATTTTGTGAGCTACTTCTACTAGGTGTTGAAACAGGTGTAGATTGATTAACTGGTGTAGTAGCAAATCCTCATTTATTCAAATCATAATCTGATACCTCTTTGATATGAGGAAATCATTTCTCCATAATAAGATTATAGTTTAATGTCATCCCTACTGATAACGCATCCATCCTTTTTTTTCAGATGCTTCAACTGTCTCCGTTTTCAAATGTAATATCAAAATAATAAGTTGTTCAAAATTGATTGGTTCTTTCTTTGATAAATTGAATGGTAGAAATTTTTGATGTTTTATACATTTTAAAATATTTAAAGAGTAAAAATACATTGAAATATTGGCTATATTCTAATCCACTCACGATTTTAACACTTCTTTTTTACTATGAGATGAATATTTCTTCATTTCCATTAATTTCTCATAAAATTCAAATACTTTTCGATATAATCATACAGCATTATACATTCTTTTCAAAAGTGTTAATTTTTCATCATCAGACATATCACTATTCATTACTTTATATTGTTCATCTCTATCATTTCGATTATTTCTCATCTGTTTCTTGTTAGTCATCAATTAAAAATCATATCATATTGAATTATCTCTTTCTCTATCATAATCATTATCAGGGTCTCAATACGTAGGCATTTCATCAACAATAGATTGTAATATCTTACCTACTCCATTTTCTCACATAGGATATACCCTCTTGTTTATCACTCTAAGATATTCTTTCGCTAGATTAGATTTCTCTTTCTGTGTTAGTCCATAATATTCTTTCATAGATTTCACTCCATATCACTTGAGGAATGCTTTGAACTTATCTGTTATCTCCAACATATTCTTTAATAAAGATATAAAACCGATACTGTACGTATAATCAATTCAATTAATAAATCAAGAGATTTTTATGATTTCTGTAATTTAGTTTCTAATTTTTTTACAAGTTCTGTGTACTTAACTATCATTTCTTCTATTTCGTATGTCTTTATTTTTATTAGACTTTTATCGTTTATTATATATTCTATATTCTCTTTTCCGTATTCTTCTATCATTTTAATGGTATATATTTTGTAATTTCATTTATAAATTACGTTGCAACGGTAGTCTTGAACTCTACAATTATCCTCAGACCAACGATATTTATAATTAGACCTTGATAAGAAATGTCAGTTTTGCATCTCTTTCCAATGAGCTTTCTGTCAGCAGGTATAGCAAGTACAATTTCATTTACTGTCAGAATACTTTAATCTGATGTACTGACTGAATATAGAGTCTAATTTTCTGACTAATTTACTTCTGCTAGGTTTTTTTGGTTTCTTAGTTTTCTTCATTATTTAATAGCGTTCAAGAAATAAAAGCATTATGTCATTCTCTGATTTTATCTCGTCTATTTATTTCTGCTTTCAATTCCTCTAGGTGTTTGTTTTCCACATATATACCTAGTCGTTCATATTCAAACTCATCTCGTCGGTTTAAGGTAGGATAGTTCCTTACCAGTCTGTTCCTAGTATATCAGAAGTCTATAATTATATCGTTTATCTCTTTATTATATTTATGATTAGTAGTCAGATAATAAGCGTATATAAGTTTCTTACGCTTATCTAGCTCATCATATTTAACTATTACGTCTTTGAAGTTAAAAGATTGGTTTTTCGTATTCTTCCTCATAATTTCATTTATTAAAATAAATATCTATTACATTATTATTACCTTCCATTGTATCTTTATATTGATAAAGATATACTTTTGCTTTGTGTTTTTCATCAAGTTGTTCTGGGTCTAAATCTCTCCATATCTCTATTGATTGTGTAGCATTATCTATAATTTTCTGACTTCATCTACTTCAAGATATACCAGCTGGTTCATATTGTCTGTCTTTACTTCATGGTTTTTTAGCGTGATGTATAAGAAATATACATATATTGTTTTCGTTTTTTAAGTCTTGAAGTGTTGATGATATTTGTTGGTATCTTATATTATCTATTTCATTTCACCCTATTTTATCTAAATTATCTATAATAAATAATCTACATCATTTATCATAATATTGTCTTATTATATTTTCTATTTCTGATATTTCATTTGTTTTTGGTTTTACAATATATAAATCCGTCAGGTTATCTATTTCTCTAAAATTAGTTTCCATAATCTGTTTTTGTGTTTCATTATAATTTCAAGTCTGGAAATCATATTTTTTAATTCAAGCCATTTTTCTTGCTATTCTTAATTTCATATCATATTCAGGAAGTTCTAGTGACATATAACATACCTTCTGTCAATTCTTTATATTTTTCCTAGCCATAAAATATGTAAATTCAGTCTTTCAAGATGAATAATATCAGAAAAATATTATAAGTTCACGATAATCTGGTTTTCCTAGTGCCTTGTCTATCTTTTTAAGTCCTCGAGTAAATGGTGTCTGTTTATAATTTATTTCCATTATTTAGGGGTAATAAGATAAATATCTTTTAATTCAGTAAATTTTTCCATACCAAGCATTTCTTTAAGATATTCAGATTTTCACTCTTCCATATATTTTCTAAATATTCTAGGGTTATCAAGTTTATATTCATCTTTAAGGGGAAATATACCTTGTCGGCAATGAAATATAGATTGTTCAAGTATCATAATTTTTTCGGGGTCATTCTTGCCTAGCTTATTCAAATTGTTTAATAGCATATTTAATGCTTTATTTGTTAATGGTTTTTTTATTTTATTTCTCATCTCTATAAATTCTTTAATTGTTTGTTTTAGAAATTTTGGTATATCTATATTTATTTCTTTCTTTTCTTCTTGTATTTCTTTAGTAGTGGTTGTTTGTTGGTTGAATTCTAAACTTTTTGTTGGTTGTTTTGTTGGTTGTTTTATTTCTTCTGATTGGTATTCTTCCCATTTGCATATAGTTATCAAAGAAAATCTGTTGGTTGTCTGGACTGTTATTTCGTTGGTTGTTTGTAGGTTGATTATTGCACGTCTTACTTGTTGCTCTGATAGATGTAATTCGTGAGCTAGATATTTTCTTCATACTGTACATTGTCATGGTATTGTTTTTTGTCATCTCCAATTTTGTTCTCAATATGATACTATTGTAAGCAGATGAAAAAATACACGGAAAGTATTAGCATCTGTATACCGTCATCGTTTATTGATTTTCCTATGTATTTTTATTCGACCTTCCATTTATTCAGATAAAATAAAAGCCATAATACTTAGACAGGAAGTGAGCAAAAAATCTTTTTATGGACTTTAGGGCTTCCTGCCGAAGTATTACAGCTAATAGAAAAGTCCAGAATATTTTTGCTCAATTGGCTTATATATAATAAAATAAGAAAATCAAGTTAATCTGATGATATGAAATCAAATCATAAACAATAAATCAGAATATTATAATTTTAATATTTACATTTTAATAATCATAGTCATCAGGATAATAATTATCTTTTTCGTCTAATTTTTCATTGAGTTCATCAATTTTCTCTTCCATTTCATCAAAATAACTTCAACATATTACTACAATAATTATAAAAACAATAACAGGGATATACATTTTCACTATTTACAAAGTAAAAAGATAATAGTAAAACAATAGCTTCAAAAAAGAAATCCAAGTAATAAAGCTTCAGTAATAGAAAGTTTATTTTTAGGGTAATAGAGTTTGATTGGTTGCATTTCAATTTTTAAGAAGTAAAGAATTAGTTTTGTCTAAATATCTAGTCTTTGTATGTTTTCATTCCTCAATCTCAACGCCTACATACTTTCAAGCCCTTATGCGTTGGCGTATGGTTTGGAAGTGTTTATTATCTAGTTTTGCGAGGTCTTTGATTTTATAGGCTTTGATTTTATGCATAAGTAATAAGGGAAAGGATAAAAATTAGTCTCTGTATTGGTCAGTACAATTCTTTTCTACTCGAGCCTCAAGTATTCAAGGTAAATCTTTTCGTTCAATACCTCAATCAGCAACATCAGAGCATATTCAAGCTAATTCATCAGATAAAACCATAACATGGAGTTGTTTGTTGTTTAAGCGTTCCATCTTGTAATGTATAAAGGATAAAAAGATATATTATCGTTTTAGTATGCTTATAGCTTCTTTTATTTTTTTAGATAGGTCTTCATTTTCTCTTTTTAATTCTTTTATTTCTTCTTCTAATTGTTTAATTGTATCTATCATTCCATCCAAATCCTCCATTTTATATAAAGTTAAGAAGTAAAGCAAAATTGTCAATCTCCAATATATTCGTTTTCAAATAGGATAGCAAATACATTTCATTTTTCTATTTGTCAGCTTTTAAATATAAGATTGTTGTTCATACAAACTTGGTAATCAGTAATATCAGCATATAAGAATTTATTAGTCAATTTCATTAGTCATTTTCGTAGTCTGTGGGAGCTTTTTGACTCTGTTTTACATAGAAACTTGTCATTTTCATCAAAACATACGATACGTGAAGCATCAGAATAAAGACATTTTTTGAAAGTTTTGATCATTTCCATAGGTTGTAAGAATATAAAAAGATATAAGTGGCACTAACTACCACCTCACCAATTCTACAAGCGTGTAGAGATTAGCGGGAACGGTAGGGACTGGCATTATTTCGCATTGTTTCGTGTTTCAATTTGGTTTTTGGTAGCAGTATCAAATCAGAAATGCACTAGAAAGGAATTTATATGACTAGCAGTTGTCATTGAATATCGACCATTTACTTTCATTTTGTTTGTGCCGTGGTCAAATTCAGCAACAATAGTTGAATAGGATTGGAGTTTTGCAGTTACTCAATCATCTATTACTCTGCATTTACCATAGAATGATTTTCTGCTGTTGACTAGTGTTAATTCATAAACTTTTGGAGTTTCCATCTTGTAAAGAATAAAGAATAAAAAGGTATTGAATAGATAGAGATTGTGTAGCTAGTAAAGTATGTATAACAATACATTGTTTCCTTAGCGACAGTGTAAGTATACTGATAATATATCAAAAATCAAGAGTAAATGACATTGTAAAAAAAGTATGTAGTTTAGAAGCCAAAATTTAATCATCGAAGTTGTATAAATAAGTCGCCTAAAATGATATATTAGTATAAAATCTGATAAAATTAGAATAGATCACAGATAAATAATAAATAAAACCTAAGCATATAAAAAATAATATAAATAATCTATAAATATAATATAAACCTATAAGCAAATAAAAGACTAATAGAATAACATATAAATACTATAAGATACTTACATACATATTAAGAACATATACATACTATACATTATAGTATTGTGCAAGGTATCATAAATACACGTTACAACGCATATTCGTAATAGTCCATTAACGCCAAAACCTCCATAAAGCACCCAAACGCGCACACGCTTACACGCTACAGTAAGCCAAACAACGTAATATACGTTACACAATATACATTGTGCAAGGTATACAGTTGTAATATATGTGATATAATATGTCATATACCCCGATTGTTTGTGCTTAGTTACTGTATTGTTGTGTTGTGTCACCCTGTGACAGTCAGACGGAGGAGGGGTGTACCGCAGCGATCGGCGTGGGGTAATTTAATTTTATACCTGTCCCCGCGGGATTCAAAGCATATACCATTTGGGACACAATACGGGAGATATTAATATCTAGTATACTAATAAATAGGTATAAATGGGACACAACACAAGGGCTGGAATCCTTAAACGAATAATATATAAAAATCTATTGCAATTAGACGGAGGAGGGGTATAATGTCATTATGGAAGTAAATGGGATAGATTATAGATGAGGGTATAGCTTTAAGGTTATGCCGAAGAGGACAAGCCGAGAGATGTTGAATCTCTTAGAGCTTTTGACGTGAAAGAAACGTAAGACGATAAAGAACGAGTTTAGCAAGAATTGATGGAAGGTAGATTATGAATGAGTTGTTTTATATCTTAAACAAATAAATGGTACAGATTAGACAGACAATGGAACTAATTAAGAAGTTTATAAACGACTTCAGAGATGAGGAGACATTAAAGGAGGTGAACTACACGAGTATAAGTATAGATTTTTGTGATAAGTTATTGGATAAGATAAGCGATATGGAACGGGAGGATAAGAACGAGAAAGAGAAAGGAAAGGAATCGCTACAGATAGAGTATTACTCGTTGTTCAAGAAGAAACCGTTTGGATGATGGACTATGGACGAGATCAAAGTAAGGATAACTGATAGAAGGAAAGAGGAGCAGTTAAAGAATTTAGAATCTAAGAAGAGCGAATGGTTGAAGAAATAGAGGTAGAACTCAGTCCCGATAGCTCTACAGAGAGTGTAGAGAAGTTTAAAGAAGAGTGAGTTGTAGTAAGTGAAGCACCTAAAGTAAAAAGAGACGCTTTAGCGAACAAATATATGTTGAATGATGCACAGGTGAAATATGTGCAGGAGTATTTAAGTAACGGAGGAAATAGTACCAAGGCAATGAGGAAGGTCAACCCTGATGCTAAGTTACCATGACAGCAAGGGTACTCGATGAGGAACAACCCGAAGGTAATAAAGTATCTAGAGGAGACAGCTAACAAATGTTTGAAGATACAGATGGGGATGATAGAGAACGAGAAGACACCAGCAAGTGTGAGAAATGATGCCATAAAAGATAGACTTAATAGAGCAGGGGTAGGCGATAAACCATGAATCTGAGGATGAGAGGGTAACTGGTATGTAGGTTCTATAAATATAAGTATTGATCGTTAGTTTTATTAATTAAATATTATTATGAAAAAAACAGATTTAAGCAAAAATACTTATGAGAAAGCGGTAACCAAGAAAGGTAATAGAGGATATAGATTAGAGTATCTAGAGGACGGTAAATGACAGGTAAGATTGGAAGGTATAAGTCTAATAGAGAAGAACGGAGCTGAAGCGTATCTAAGTATCGCTGATGTGGTAACGTTTCTTTTCTGCGAACTCGATATCGCTGATAAAGAGGATAAAGAACAAAAGAAGAAAGAGATGAAAGCGTTAAAGAAGATAACTAAGAAGAAATAGTTTTATCACTACTATATATATGCAAGAATTCAAACTCGAGTTTAAAGCATCAGAGAAACAAGCGATGGCTATGCAGTATCTTATGGATAACGTAACTAGAGAGGTAGGGTATGGATGAGGGGCATGATGAGGTAAATCATATATCTGAGTAGCTTGGTTATGGATGATGGTTAATAAATATCCTTGAGTGCGTTACTTTATGTGACGTAGAGAGCTTTCTAACTTAATGAAAACGACATTAAACTCATATTATAAGTTCTGAGAGGATTATCAGATACCGTTAGAGCTTATGTGAAAGTTAGATAAGAAGTATAATATTATTAAGTTCCCTAATAAATCAGAGATTCTACTATTAGATTGTGCTCAGCAGCCATCAGACCCATTATACACTAGATTTGGGTCGTTAGAGTTGACTTGAGGGTTTATAGACGAATCAAACGAGGTAGATTTACAGGCTATTACTATCCTAAAGACACGTATTTCAAGACAAAAGAACAGAGAATATGGTATTATCCCTAAATTACTAGAGACATTTAACCCTGACCAATGACACGTAAAGGAAAGGTTCTGGATACCATATAAAGAGAAGAAAATATCAGAAATAAGACAATTTATACCAGCTTTAGCTACTGATAACAAGTATATCGACCCTGAATATATAGTACAGCTACAGAACTCTGACGAGATAACTAGACAGAGGTTGCTTTATGGTAACTTTGATTGGAGTGATGATGAAGGTAAAGTGTTTAGATATGACGAGATATATGATTTATTTAGGAATAACATAGAATCAGACCCAACTGCGTATTTAACTTGTGATGTAGCTAGACTTTGAGACGATAAAACCGTTATAGCACTATGGAAATGACTTAAATGTTTTAAGATTATCACGTATGCACAGAACACTACTACAGAGGTAGCACAAAGGATAAAGGAGTTAGAGACAGAATTTGAGATAAGGAGAGCTAATATCTTGATAGATAGTGATTGAGTAGGAGGAGGGGTAGCAGATATGTTAAGGGGGTGTGTTAATTTCGTTAATTCAGCTACACCGTTTAAGAATAACTCAGAAAAGACTGGTTTTGTTATCAAAAACTTCGGTAATATGAAAACTCAATGCTATTTCAAATTAAAGGAACTTATGGAAAAAAGATTAATAAGGATAGAAAACGAATGAAGTACTAAAGAGAACCTAATGAGAGAATTAGAGAATATTTATGTTAAAAATACTGATAAAGAAGGTAAGATAATGATAGAATCTAAAGAGTTATTAAGAAAAAGGATAAATAGGAGTTCAGACTTCGCTGATGCTATAATGATGAGGATGCGATGGGTGGTAAGAGATCTAGAAGCTACTAATAGTTCGTTAGAATGAGTATTTGAGGTAGATTATAGTTGATTTTTATATTAATATATTGATTATCTATATTAACTAATAATAAGTAAATGTGTATACCTAGTATACACTTTCTTTTTATATATAAATGATTATGAGGATTATATTTATATCCTGCATACTAAATGGTAGAACTTTCAGAAGCAGATAAGGCGTTATTAATCGCCCAGATAGTTAGAGAATATTCAGAGGGGTGGAACTACATCAACCCTAAGAGAATCCAGTACAGACAAAGAGTTATAAGACGGAATAAGCAGAAAAAAGGTGTTGATAAGATAAATATTAATATGATAGCTAACGCAATAGATACAATGATAGCTACTTCGTACACAGATGGATTAACTGTTAATTTCGCTCCTAAAGATGGATGGATAGGTCAAGAGAAGGCTGATAATCTTAATTTTATGGCTGAATTTGATAATAACGAAGACGATTATCAGCAACTATATTACCAAAAAGAACAAGATAGGTATTTCTTTGGAGTAAGTATTAGACATAGATATGGATGGGATGATACTAGAAAAGTGCCACTTTTTGCTGTAATTAACCCATTAAGTTGGATTCCTGATCCTATTCCTAGCCAAACAGGAAGATTTGATGGTAAAAACTACAGATATCATTGATTTGATTTGACTACTACTATATTAGAGTTAGCAGCAGACCTAACATACGATAAGAAGGTACTGGATGAGATAGTAGCTAGTTTATTCAGTTCAGAAACAAAACTTAATCGGTCTACTTACGCTATGGCGTATAATTATGTTATGCCTACAGCAGTAGAATGACTTAAACATAACTTCAGTTTAGATATTTATCATCACTTTACTAATTTTAATGGTAAAAAGTATTGTGTAACAACTACAGCAGATAGAGCAAAGATATTAAGAGTTTCTGAAATTAAACCAGTATTAAAAGAAGAAAAAGAAAACTCTAATCTTATAAGTTTTCCTATAATACTTAACTACTGGAAACCTAGAAGAAACGATGCTATGGGAGAATCAGTATGTGATAGATTAGATGATAAACAGATAGCAAAAACAATACTATTTAACCTAAATATAATTAAAGCTAAAAAAGAAGCACTTGGATGAGATTTTATCTGGAATTCAAGACTTATTAAAAATAAAAACGATATATTAAAGCCCACAACACAATGAAGGAACATATTTGTAGATACACAAGAGCCTCTAGGTAATGTGGGAATAGAAATTCCAAGAAGTCAAATAAAAACAGATACATTTAGTATGATGAATGCTATCGATTCTGAAGCTAGATTTGATGTAAACTTAGATAATCAACAGCAATGAGTAATCGCTACTAGAGATGTTACGGCTACTGAGAGCCAAATAGCTCAGGCAAATTCGAACATTATAGGTCTGCTCAACAACAAAATTAACTCTCGAGGCGACAAGATGTTCCGATATGAACGACGGAAGGGTTATCAGGAGAATTTCAGTTCAGCTGACAAGAAAAACCTCACGATCAACTCGAACTTTGAATTTAAGTCTTTGACCATCGGGAAGGATGATTTCTTCACTAGTCAAATTCCGTTCATCATTATTGGTACAAAAGGTGAAGTAGAAGGTCAAAACGAGAAACAAAGAGTATTCCGAGATAAATATCTAGCATTATTCTTACAAGATCCAGATACTCCGAAAGTAAGTAAACTTATAGCTAAAAGGATGTTATTAAGATGTAACGGTAAAACACCTAACGAAGTAAATGTATTAGTACCATTAACTAATAACGAACGTAAAGCGATGGACTACCTAAGTATAGTTAACTTAAACGAGATACCTAAATCTATTATGAGTAATCCACCAGAATATCTACCAACTTTCTGGATATACCTTCAAAAGGCAGACAACACCAAGGCTAAAGAAGTAGTATTGGGTGCGTTACAAGAGGCATTGATAAAAGTACCACAACAAGCACCAGTAGCTCCTACAGCATTTAATGAGATAGCTAATAGCACACAAAATATAGCAACAAGTCAGGCAATGCAAAAACCAGCAACACCACCAAACAGATGAGACCAACAAATGTAATTTTATCTTTTAATTATATAGATGGCTAAGACTAAAGATGTACTATCGATGATGGAGGGATTTAAGGAGACAGATATACGGAAGTTGATGTTAGAATACCTAGACGGAAGATTAGAGATGAGAAAGACAATATTATGTTGATTAACAGGAGAGATAGGAAAAGACTTTGATACACATTATTCTTATCACGATATGTTAAGAAGCGAAGTGAGATTTATAGAGTTAGTTATGAAGAAGATACCAGACGAGATTATCCAAGAAGAGAAACAGAAACAATTACAGAAAGAAGCAGAAGAATTAAGTAATACACAAGCACAGATAGATGATCTAGCAGAAATGGTTGGTGTTTAAGCGGAAAGTTGTTAAGACATTATATAGTTGGGGAGGGCATCAGTCCTACCCACGTATATAATCACTCGTCTTCCCGCCCTGATATAAGGCACATTTTATATCTTATTATTACAGATGGATGATTTAGAAATCGCTAATGTCGAGGCACAAATCGACGATACCAACACCGAGGTAGAATGAGAAGAGGTGACACAAGAAACAAAAACAGAAGACAAACGCCCTAGTTCAGTAGTTAAGTTACTCAAACAGCGTAATGAACTGAAGAGTAGAAACGCAGAATTAGAAGCAAAAGTAACTGAGACAGAAAAATTAACCAAACAAATGTCTGAATTACAAGAATTAGTTGCTAAACAAGCACTGGAAACAGAGGCTAAACAGGAAAAGACAGAGTTCTTTACTAAAAACCCAATAGCTAAACAATTTGAATCAGAGATTGATAAGTTAAGTTCTGAAAAAGAGTTATCTTACGATGATGCGTTCAAGTTATATGCTGCTATAAACAATCCTACATTACTCTTAGATGAGCAATGAAGGAATAAAATGACATCAACAACCAATCTTACCTGAGTTACTAAAGAAGACACAAGAGATTTAGAGAACCCTACTATGGAAGATTTCAAATCTTCAGCAGAGTTTATCGCTCGGTCTAACCAAAAAGCTAAGGAATCAAGAATGGCTAGTGGAATGTCTAACTAATATCTTTTATTATTTTATATGTAAAAACAAATGGCAAATTCACTTACCGCCGCATCTCCAGAGTATCGATCAGCAAGGATGCAGAATCTTCTTAAAGCTAAATTAGTAGCAAGAGAGATTTCTAATATGGAAGAAAGAGCAACTTTAACAAACGGTATTAAAGTACATAGACCGTACCACTCAGATGTTTCAGTAAACTCTTATACTAAAGGAACAGCAGTAACTGCTCAAGATGTAACTATTACTGACGAATATCTTACTGTTGATCAAACAAAAGAAGCTACAGTATATATCGACAACATTGATAAGATCCAGAACAAATATGATGTAGCTAATAAAATGATTGATCGTATCGGATATGCTTTGAAGAAAAACATTGATGGTGCATTCATGGCTGAAGTAGCTAACTCAACTTACACAGTAACTGATGGTGATTTCGGAGGAACATCTGGAAACCCAGTTACAGTATCTGTATCTAACGTATTCAAACTTTTCACTACTGTTGAAGCTAAAGCTAACACAGCAAACATCGAAGATACTACACCTTGGTTCTTCGTTGTAACACCTAATCTTAAAGCTCTTATGCAACAGACTAATCTTGCTAATGGTTTCAACCAAGCAGATGCAGCGTTACAAGGAACACTTAAAGGTATGGGTTATATGGGTACTTGGGGTAATATGAACGTATTTGTATCTAATTCAGTTAAACATACAAACGTGTTCACTACTTCTGCTATCCTAGTTGATACAGATATTGTTACTATCGCTGGTGTAGCGTTCACAGCTGATGCTGATAACACTGCAGTAGGAGTAGGACACTTCTCTATCCAAAACTCAGAAGATTTATGTATGGCTACTTTGGTTACTGCTATCAACGGTACAGGAACACCTGGAGTAGATACTTATATCGACATCACACAAGCTAATAGAGATATTCTTAAAAATGCTGGAGTATCAGCAAGTTATGCTGCACACGTTCTTACCATCACATCTTATGGTAACATAACTTGTTCTTACACACCTGCAAGCACATCTTATGGAACTTGGTCTACTCAAGTTGCAGATTGCCGATTCGGTCAATATTGATGTACTGATTTGGTTATCCAAGCAGACGTTACAGTACAACAGAACAAAGAACCTCTTAAAACTGGATACGACTATCTTTGCTACACATTATATGGTATCAAGACATTCGCAGAAGGTGCAAACAGAGCTATCAGAGTTAGAGTTGTTGCCTAAGTATAAATAGGAGGGGAAAACTCCTCCTTTAATTCTTTTAATTTATTATAAATTTAAGATGACAAATCCTATAAGCATAAAGGGAGTCCAAACCTCCGAAGCAGGATTGCAGGCTTGAGCTGTAAGACTTACAGCTAACGCATCTGCTGACTGACTCGCAGTAATACCAGTTTGAACTTCATTTGCTAGTGTGACATCCAACACAGTAACACATATAATTGTTCTTCCTCCTCCAGTATTGGGTAATGTATTATACATTAAAGAGGTATGAACAACTGGATTCGAGATTAAACCTAATGCCTATACTAACTATATCAATGGTACAGTATGTACTCCTGCTAAAACACTAGCCATGGCTGGTAATACTGGGGTAGCAGTATTCGTTTGTGTTGTTGGTGGTAGTGCAGGAAAATGGTTACAATATCGACTAGATGATGATGGAACATTAGATTCAGGAGGAACGCCTGATTAGTTTTACTTCTCTAAAAAATAACAATGGCTGATAGTCCAAAATTTAGCTGAAGTAATCTAATTATAAGTGATGCAGGTTCAATACAATGGAAAGATTATTCTTGTTCTATTTATCCTTCTGCAGTATGAACACTTAAGATAGATGCACCTTCAGTTAATCTAATATGAATAATAACGCCAGTAGATTTAACGATTACTGGTAATACTATTATAGGTAATACTGCAACAGATACACTCACAATCACTTGAACTACTCTTATCGGTACAAGTGGTGCTCCTATAACATTAACTGCAGGAGGTAATCTATTGCAAACATACCAAACAAACAGTGCAACAACAGGAGATGTAAGAAATCTCTATAACAAAATGATATTAACTGGAGCTACAGGAGTAAGTGGAGATGCTGTAAGAGCATACGCACTTTGTACTGGAAAACCATTAGCAATACACGGAATACACGCAACAGCTGAAGTAAACGCTTGAACTGGAGTAGCTGGTATAGCTGCTTGATTAAGAGGTACTATAGCTTCTGCTTGAAGTCTTACACTTAATGCTGGTACTTATGCTCCTTTAAGATTAGATTCTAGTCTTAAATCTGCATTAAATGCAGCTAAAAGTTCTTGGATTTATTGTGAAGATTTGGAAACTAGTAAGATAGAATCATTACTAAACCTAGCTGTAGTTGATACATCTACAATGTATGTAGCTGCTTGAACTGGAGCTGGTAGTGCTGGTGTGTCTACTTGATGAGTAGCACAAAAGGTACTAAAGATTTATGTTAATGGTGCTGCTTGTTATATCCCAGTCTTTACTTCAAATGCGTAGTTTTATTACTAAAACCTAAATAATGATACAACGACTAAAAACAGGAGTTAATCAAGTAACAGGAACTACTGACTCACTATCATTAAGAACACTTATGAATACTGCTAGTACAGGAAAATGAGATGCTGCTGCTTTACTTAATCCTAATGTATTCTATTTGAATACTGAAGGAGTTGTAAGAGTATCATTAGATGGTAGTACAGTAACTAATGCTGTATGATTAGAGTTGGTTAATTTGGGTCATTATATATTTGATTCTAATATTGACAATTTGAAAATCATAAACGCACAGAAGATAAATATCCAATGTGGTTACAAAATACCCTGATAATAATTAGGGAAGCCTAAAAAACTTCCCTGATTTTTACTTAAAAATTACCATTTAATGTATTACTGAGAAAATAATACAACATATTCAGAAACACCACTTATGTATGATTATGTAGAAGTAATAACTACAGATAATCTTTTCATATTAACAATGGATGATAATCTTTTAGTAGACCAACAATGATTACCTTTAGTTTTTTACTAATTCAATGGCTAACACTAAGATAATAGATCTAACAGAAAGTTTAATATTAGATGCTAATGCAGTAATTCCTGTTGTTGATTTTATTGGTTGAGTAGCAACAAGTAGAAAGGTTAAAGCAAATGCGATATGAAGTTGAAATGGTACAGTAACAAGCGTATCGGTAACAACAGCTAACGGGGTAAGCGGAAGTGTAGCAACAGCAACAACAACACCAGCGATAACTCTTACATTATGAGCTATAACTCCTACAACAACAAATGGGTTAATAGTTACAGCTAACTGAACAAATACATTAAATATAGCGGCAGGTAAGACATTAAAATGTGATAATACATTAACATTTACTGGTACTGATAGTTCTACATTAGCTATCTGAACTTGATGAACATTAGGTACAGCAGCATATACAGCAGCTACAGCGTACGCTACTTCAACACAAGGTACAGCAGCAGATAACGCACTACCAAAAGCTGGATGAACTATGACAGGCAAAACTGTTAGTGCAGGTAGAGATGAAGTATGAAAAATATATACACCAGCAACATGAAGTCAGACAGTAGCATTAGATTGTGCAGTAAATAACGTACATATAGTAACAGGACACACAGATGGAACAGCGATAACATTTACAGTAGCAAATGCCACTAATAGTCAATGCTTTATAGTAAGTATATTACAGGGTAGTGGAACAGTAAGTACAATAGCAGCACGATTTAATACAGTAAGACGAGCTTGAGGAAGTGCTCCAACTTTAACTGCTACGTTAAACAAAAGAGATACTTTTGGGTTTATAAGAACTTGAACAAATACGTATGATGGATTCATTATCTGACAGAATTGTTAGTTTTATATTACTAATATAATAAATGGCAGCGATTAAGGCATTAGTAGTATGATGATGATGATGAGGTTCTTGATGAGGATGAGGAGCTTGATGAGCAACTTATTCTGCAGCACATACAGTAACAGCACAAGCATACGCAATAGATATATGAACTTGATGAGCTTGAACTAAAGCACCAGCTTGAATACCATGATGATATTGATTAAATACTACGTTCTCCACATTAACTTGATTAGGTTGAGGTGGTTCTGGTGCTAATGATAATAATGGTAGAAATGGTTGATGTTGATGATGAGCTTGAGAATGAAGTACAGTTTGAAAGATATGAGGTACTAGTAATCCATGATATAATTGATGAGTAAATAATACATCAAGTCCATACCCTTGATGAGGATGAGGAGGTATGTGAAGCGTATGAACAAACGCATCTACTTGAACAGCAGGTAACTGATGAGCAGGAGTAAATTATTCAGCAGTATTTTGAACAGGAGTATGAGCAAGTGGATGGTTCGCTTGAGGTGGTTGAGGTTGAGTATATTTTGCTTGAACTGCGTGAACAGCAGCTAACTGATGATGAGCTTGATGAAGTAATACTACTAATGGTACAGCAGGAACAGATTGAACTTGATGAGGATGAGGATGATGAGGTTGAAATAGTTGAACTGTAACTTGAGCTAAATGATGAGATTGAGTAGTAGTTATAGCATATAAGACTGATGGTTCTGATTGAGTAAGTACATCTAGTACAGGTTGAGCGGTATCTACATTTGGTGCTTATACATTACATACATTTACAACAGACGGTACTCGAACTATGGTAGAATATGTAGCACCAACAACTAATGCAAATTTCCTACTAAATATGATTTAACCCTTAAATACTAATAAATGATACCTAGTTTAATTATATCTACAGCAAGAAACCAAACAGGATGTACTACTGATATAGTAAGTGCTACACAATCTTTCCAGTTTCTTAATCAAGTGGAGGAAGATTTTTGGCGAGATATATGTAATGAGAGTCCTTGAGATAAGATGAACCAATTTAATATTAATCTTGTTGCTTGAACTTCTACATATACATTACCTGCTTCTATAGCAGCTTCAACATTAATTACTTCTACTTTCTGAATAAATCAAGCAGTAAAGATATGAGTTAAACTTAGAAGCACAGATACTTATTATACACCAGTACAAGTTAAATATGTTGAATGATATTTAAACTTACCTGATTTCTATGCTGCAACAACAGATAAAAACCAACCTACAGCTTATTTAGTAGGTAGTGATAGTATAGTTATCTTCCCTACACCTGATACAAGTATAACTAGTGGATTACAGATAATGTGACCTAAAGCAGTAGTACCTAAATCAGCTAGTACTGAAGATGTTGAGGGTATGATAATAATACCACCAGCAGCACATCCAATAATAGTAGAATGACTTAAATATCGGTTCTATGGTAATATGTGAGTAAACTTTGAAGATAGAAGAATACAAGCTAAACAGTTTTATGAGAGTGAAAAGTTAAGAGTAATAAATCAGATGATGAATAAAAATATATTATGAGAAGAATCATTTATCCCAGATCTTTCATATTATGGCTAAAGAACAAAACAATAATTTAACACGAAGTGATGTGACTAGAGGTATCTCTAATGAGGAATACTGATTTTTAGGTAGTGTTTATAATACTGAATGAGTTAATATTAGAGAGAGTGCTAAATATTATTGTTTAGATAGTTTATCTACTTCTGTATGTCAGATAAGTAATAGTTCTAGTGATCGAATTACTGCTATGTATATTAATAATGCTACTTATGCACACTTTGTATCTTATAGTGGTAATATCTATACACCTAGTTATAATTATACTAATAACTGATGAGCATTATATGATAGTTCTTATTTTTATATTAATACAACAATACTTAGAAGTTGAAATAACTTATATTGAGTAGTTATGTGAACAGCTGCATTATATAGACGAGTTTATAATTGAACCAAAGCAGATTTATGATTATTATGAACAACAGTTGTTACTAATGGTACGTTTATTACTGATAGTGATTGGACTAAAGGTACTGATTGGAGTATACCATGAGGTAGAGCTATACATACAGCAGGTACTGGTTCTGACTTATCACAAGTATTAACAGTATTAAATACTACAGAATATAGAGTACAATTCAGATGTTTATTTTCTGCTTGAACATCTCTAGTTGTTAAGATGTGATGAGCAACACTATGAACGGTAACAGCTTCTGGTACTTATTCGTTTTGGAGAACAACAGCATCGACTAGCGAAACACTTGCTTTTACTGCAAGTGCTGATTTAGGTATATTTCTTTATGATGTATCAGTACAAGCAACAAAAATAGAGGCTGGAACACTAACTTGAGATAATATGGAAATTTCTACATATCATCCATTTATAAATTTATATCCTTATTTATATGTAGCTTGAAATAATACAGTAACACAGATAGATATATCTGCTTCAGCTACACGAACATCTGTTAATAGTTTAATATTAGCTAAAGATGAGATTATTATTTGAATGACTAATATATGAACAAGAATATATGTTTATACTAATAAATATAGTGTTGATACTGGTGTTTATACTTTTTATTGAAGATCTAGACAGTATCTACGAGATTGAGTAAGTAAAGAACGAGATGAGATGATAGAACGACCAAGAAAAAATATATTAGCTGTAAAAAATAATTGAACATTTGATTATGTAGTAACAGGTAAAGATAATTATAGGGAGTTATATAAAGTTAGTGGTTGGGATAAAGTAAAACTATATCAAAGTCCATATATAAACTCGTATGCTACAGATAAGATGTGATTTATAAGTAATACATCACAACGATGACAGACAGTAGATATTAATAGAGATATACTCTATATGGTAAGTAATAGTTGATTATATTCGTTTGGTAGCGAGTTACCTTGATTATCAGAAAGTCTAAGTAAAAATTATCTATCTACTATATGAGATATAACAGCAACACAGGTGTGATTAGATTGATTAGCACTTTATTCTTCTTGATTAATAGCTACTAAACCGCGAGTATACAAACATTCATTACAGAATATAAACAATACAACATCTCCTAGTTATACTACTACAGGTTTCGTAGAATATAATCCTATAGTACGAGATAAACTCAGCACTATAAAGAAACTAGAGAAGATGCAGATAGGTTATCAATTACAAGGGTCAGTAACTAACATACAGATATATATTAAGATAGATGATTGAAGTTATACTTTATTAAAGACTATAACTTGAACAGGTACAACAACAGCTTATGGTAGAAGTAATGTAATGACACAAGATTTTATTACTGCTGCAGCTGGTATGAAGTTCTATAAGGTACAATTCAAAGTTGTACTAAATTCTAGTTCAAGTACAAAGACACCTAAGGTATTTGATTTATCTATTAAAACAGATACAGTTAATGATGTTTTTTAATCTATTACTTATATTCCTAATGGGAATCCAATCAGAACCACCAAAGGATATTATATTACAACCAGTAACAACACAATCTTGATATACACAGAGACCTATAAACGCTAGAACACAGACATATAACAGATATTTAGATAGCGTAATAGCAATAGATAGTACAAGAGCAATAGCAACATCAAGTCTAACAACTATACCTTGATATGTATATACAGTAACTGGTAAATATAATCGAGCAAAAACAACCTGACAAGTTTTGATACCAACAGACTGAACATATCAATTAAATGTTATTTGATTTTTTGCAGCAGATGCTACAGCAACAGGTATAAGATTTATTGTAATAAACTTGAATTGAAGTCCATTAGAAATAAAATATGTGTTACCAATAGCATCAGTAACTATGTTAATAGATATTACAGAAATATTCAACCTAAATAAAAATGATTATATTACAGTTGATGTATATCAATCTAGTTGATGACCACTAAATGTTACAACAAAACTTAAAGCATTCAAACTATCATAATTTATCCTTAAATAATCTAAATGGCAGAACCAGTAGTAACACCAGAATCTACAGTAGTACCAACTAAAGCTACAGAGGCTTGGAGTAAGATGGATTTAGCAGGTCAACAGGCGTTCGTAAAAAAGAATCCTACTTTTGATCCAGCTAAATATAATATGCAGTATGCTACAGCACCAGTAACACCAGTTAATCCAACAAAAACTAGTATGACTGACCCTATGGCGTTACAACCTTGATATAAGGGTACTAATAAATTATGAAATGGCACAACTACTAAAGTAGAGCCAGTAAATGATAAAGTAGAACCAGTAACAGAACCAGTAGTAACACCAGTTAAGACTGAATCTAGTTATACAGATGATAGCGAAAAAAGATTATTAGAGATACAGAATAACTTAACTACTCAATATGCTCAAGATAATACACAATTTCAAGATAGATGAACTTTTGATACCACATATCATTATTGAGAAAGAACGGCAGCACAAAAAGGGATACTAGATAAATTCTATAATCAAAAGAGTTATGAAAGAGGGATAGGAGCGTTACCTAGTGATGACATCGCTAAGGGGTTAGTAAACTGAACCTATACTGATGCAGACCTAGATTATATGAAGGTAAACGATGTTGCAAGATATAACGAAGTTATGACTAAAAGAGCTGAACAACAGAATATAGAAGACAATAAAAATACTCTTGCTACTTATGCTACACAGGCAGGATTTGATGGTGGAACAACAAGTTCTACTTCTGCATTACCAACCATTCCTACAACAGACCCAGAATTATCTAAGGTATCAGAACAAGCTAATACAGTGTCGCTAGCTATAGATGACATAGATAAACAGATAGAACAAATCCAGAAAGATGCTGAAGCTCATTATGGCTCATTATCTAAAGGACAATTATCTGCAATAGTAAGAGACCAAACAGCAGACTTAAGTATAGATAGAAATACTAAAGTAAGAGAACTTACAGCACTTAATTGACAGATTAAAGCTAAACAAGATGCTTATACAATGCAGCAACAACAGTTCACAGACCAACTTGCATTATTTAACGCTAATCGAGGTATGCAAAAGGATATGGCTACGTTACAGATGCAACAGGCAGAACTTATGCAGCCAAATGTATCTCAGAACCCATTGTGAACTTGAGCAATTATTACACAATGGAATCCTACTACTTGAGTACGAGATATAACTACACAATGAATATGAGATACCACATCAACTTCTACATCAGTAAGTAAATGAGATTTAAGTGGATTAGCTTCGCAATATCCTAATGAAGCATCATTTAAGAATAACAATCCTACTGGGATTAAATTATCTGCTGCGAGTCCTGCTCTACAACAATTATGGAAAGATGCTTGAATAGTTGTAACTAATTGAACTAATGCACAAGATTGAGGTAGTTTTGCTAAATTTGCTACTATAGAGGATTGAATGAAGGCTTATGATATAGTTATGACACAAAGACGAGGTAATGCTACAGTAAGCACATATCTTAAATCACGAGGTACTTGAGATGTTTGATTATCTAGTGATATAATGTGAAAGAAAATTAACCAATTAACTGCAGATGAAAAATCATTAGTCCAATCAGCACAAATAAAAAAGGAAAGCCCTTGATTATGGCAAGAATTATTTGGTGGATGAAACACTACACCATCTGATTGAAATACATCACTATATTCACAATTTGATACATTAAAAAATCCCACCGTAGCCCAACTAGCTCAATTAGGTGCTAATAATGGTATACCATTAGCAGAAGTACAGAAACAACGACAAACATATCAATCAACCGCTTGAGATATAGAATCTCAGCAATTTATGAATGACTATGCAAATAGTATCAAAGAAAGTTACTCAGGCACTCAATGGATTGACCTCTCTTGAATGACCCCAACAGATAAAACTAAAATATCTAAATTAGCAAATAAGGCTGGTATATTACCGATATTAGATAAGACACAGGCAAGTAAATTAAACAATATATCTACAGTAATGGAAGATTTAGCTAATGTACAAAGTGCTATACAAAGTTATCTACCTAATACTGCACGAGATTTATATACTAAAGTACAGAATCTAAAATCACAAAAATTACCTTGAGCTGATGCTAGAAGTTCTGCTATTGCTAGTTATTGAACTTGGAGAAACTCGGCTATAGCCGCACTACAAGCATTGGTATGATGACAAGGGGCTGGATTTAGAATAACACAGACTGAGATAAATATGTCTATAGATAATGATATTCCTAAAGTGACAGACACTAAGAATGTTGCTACTGCTAAATTTACTGTATTGGAAGCATTATTAGCTTCTGCAGAGAATGGAGTTACGGGTAATAAAAAAGTTACAAGAAAAGATGTTATAACACAGGTTATGAAATCTAATCCTTGAATGACATACCCAGATGAATATTATACACTAACTGGTATTAATAAACCTACTACAACACAAAATACTACAAATTCACAGATAAATGCTGGTAGTACTATGTGATGAGTCAGTTGAAGATAATTTATTTCTTATATATTAAAAATGGATTTAGGATTTAATACTGGTATAACTTGAATTACCAAACCAGCAGTAACTGGGGTACAATGAACACAAGTAAGTGCTATGCCTGCTGCAGTAAAGACTGGTATTTATAATACAAAGATACCAAATACTAATGTTACTATTGGTAGGGTTTCCTCTATAAATAGTAAAGAGCCAGTTATGAAACAAGCACTGGTAAATTTAGTAATGAAAAATGAATCTTGACCAACACTTACAAATAAATTCCCAGAACTTTCTGTTAGTGACTGGAAGCCACTTATGGATTTCGCTATAGATTCTAAATACAATGATAATCTAACTAAAATATCAAGATTATATCCAGAGCTATCGGATGACTTTAAGCAACGAGCATTTGACTCAATAAAGGAAGAACAAGCTAAATGAGCGGCAAAACCAACAGCGGGACACAATATATTAGGTTGAATATTGGATTCATTGTCTGCTCCTATGCAGATTATGGAGAAATGAGCTAATAAACTATTCTGAGAAAATGATACGACTATGCAGTATAAACCACAGGCAATAAGTTGAGGTAATCCCAATACAGTAGGTTGGAACGCTGCTAAAACAGCAACAGATGTTATACAGATGTTCACGCCAACTGAAGTTTGAGTAGTAGAATGATTAACTAAAATACCTATGATAGATAAACTAGTAGAAGAAGGTTCAACTGTTGCTAAGGTATCTAAACGATTATCTAATAATGAGGAGGCTAGACCTATTATACAGAAAGTTACTCAAGCAGTAACTAAAGCAATTGCGCAATGAACGTTAGATGCGTCTAAATATGATGCTATAGCAGAGCATAAATTAACTACACCAGAAGAGGCACTAACATTCGGTATATTTAATCTTGCTCTTTGACAAGCATTACCGCTAGTAACAAAATTATGATGAAAAATAGTAAAATGAGTGGTTGGTAAATTAACTGGCACATCTTGAAAAACTATTGAAACTGCAATAGAAAATGCTGGGAATAAAGAATTTACGAAAGCTCTTAGAGGATGAACACCAATAGAATCTACATTGGAAAATGCTCAGAATATGGTAGAGAATATGAAGTCTCAGAAAAATCTCATATATGGAAAATGAGCTAAAAAATTGGAGCAATCTACAGCACAAATAGACCTACCAGCCGCTTGACAAGAAATATTATCCAATCTAGAAAATAAATGAATAAAGATAATGACAGATGCTAATGAAAATTATATTCTAAATTGAAAGTCATTAGACTTTTCTAAATCTACCATATCACAGAAAACACATCAAGACCAGATAAGAAATTTAGTAGATGAGATAAGAAAACGGAACGACACAAGTGCTATATGAGCCGACACATTAAAACAAAGGGTATCAAATCTTTACAAATGATGAACTGAAAATACACTTAGTGATACAATTATATTAGATGCTTCTAATAAGATAGGTAATAAAATAAAAAAAAACGTACCAGAATATGCAGATATGATGACACAATATTCTAAATTCAAAGATACAGAGCAATCAATAAAACAAGCACTGTCTATAGATTGAAATGTCAGTAAAACAAATAAACAGACGGCTATTACTAAAATAATGAATCTATTAAACGATAATAAGGAATATTCCCAAAGTGTTGCTGATGAATTACAGAAATATTGAACAAAGAATTTTAAATGACAGATAGCTGGTCAGGCACTTAATCCATTATTACCTAAATGATTTATGGGTAGGATCGAGGCAGGATGATTAGCAATATTAGGTTTATTACATCCAACTATGCGACTTTGACTTATCGCTTCTAGTCCTAGACTAATATGAGAATTATCAAATATAATATGAATTTCATCTAAAGTAATAGAGAAAGCAATTAAATATTTACCTAAAAATGCAATTAATAGATGAACATCATTAGCAGCAACAAAGTTTTTAACTTCTAACCAATAATACAATGTCTTGTTGAACTAAGAAATGATGAAAAAGAAAATAATTTTATCCTTAATCTATACCTATGAATAGGATCTTCCAGATTTATAAACGTCTCTTAGAGATACATATCCTAACTAAGACGACAGACAAAAACTGATTTCATAAAGACTTAGAGACTGCTTATGAGAATGCTTTTGATGTATTCCATAAAGTAGATGAACTTAAGCAAGACCTAGAGATAGAGAAGTCATCGACAGTAGAATCTGTAGCTACTGAGGCTTATGAACTACAGGAGGAACTAAAGAAACTAATACAGGTTATGGTAAAATCCAATGAAGATATAGCTATGGATGAACTACTAAGATGACTAGCATTAAGTACGGCTGGTATCTGTTGAGATTTAAGAAAACACGTTTTATAATTAACCATAACCTATGGAAAGAGTAAGTACCTACTTTACTAATAATGGAGCACCTGCTTTATGACTTTCTCCTATTATCAATATCTGGCAACAGAATGGCGATAAGATGGTAACCAATGGAGCACTCACTGAGTTGGCTTGAGGTTTCTATGTATACAACTTTGACCTCTATGATATGAACAAGATTTATCTCTATCAGATAGATTGAGGCTCTTCGTTGACAGCTAACGAAAGATATAAGTTTGGGAACAACGAGATGGATTCCTACTCTTTCAAATACTCTTATGGTAGGACAGCAATCCCAACCCAAAACTATCAACCACATCTTGACGAGATTAAAGGTAAATTTGATACGATTAAATGATATGACGATACAGAGGTGAAAAAGATACTCTGAAAGTTAGAAAAATCTATCAATATCAAGCCAAAAAAGGAGAAAAACGAAGTAATCCCAGTTCTCACTGAACTACAAAATCAAATAAACGACATCAAAAATCTTATCTGAGGAATAGACACAGAGAGTGGTACATTATCGCTCTGAGAATCGATAAATGAGGTAAAAGATAACTTTACTAAAGAGATTAAATCTATCGAATCAAATATAGCAGGGATGTTACAAAAGATGAATGAAGAGTTGAGTATGGAAGTAAAAAGTCAGTATAAACCAGACGAATTTATTAAACCAGTAAAAGACTTAGACGATAAAGTAGAGACTATGTTTAAGAGTTTCTTAGCTAAAGATATACCTAGTCATATATTAAGTTTATACGATATGAAGATAACAAGAAAGAACGAAGACCCAGATACCGAAGCTTTAAGACAACTAGAAGAAATGTTTTTAAATGATAACGACTAAAAGATGCAATTTATCAAATGAAATGCTTGAGGATGAAGTTACAACGATAAAGGGTATTTTGCTACGTATGCGGCGTTAGCAGCAGCTTATCCTGTTGGACAGGCTTGATGGTTCGCTACTGTAGGGTCAACAGATACCACTTGGGTACGAGATACAGGAACAAACGCTTGGCTTGACTCAGGTACTACACCAACAGTATTCTTAAAACTTAATCAGTCTACGCCCCAAACCATCACAGGCGGAGCACCTACGATAAGCAGACCTTGATTGCTTGCAGCTTATACTGATGGATTACTTTTACTAAACGATACAGCTTCAGATGCAGTAAATACAGCTCAAAATTCACCAACTTTAGATTTTAAGGCTCATTACTGGACATCAACAGACCACTATTCAAATTACTTTTTAGTAAATACTGGTGGTTCGTTTTATATACGTAGAGCAGTAGATGGTGGTGCGTCAGCATCGGTATTTAATGTAGATAGCTCAAGTGTAAGTATCCCTGGAGTTCTTAATTCTAACCAAGCGAACTTAACAACGACTTCATCAGATGGGGTTGTACTTAATTCAAGTACTGCAGCATTAGTAGGAACACCAGTTAGGTATTCTCCTTCTTTAAGGTTTACAGGTAGGGCGTGGAATACAACGACACCAGCTTCTAATACTATTAACTTTATACAAGAAGTCAGACCAGTTAGTGGAGCTACTACTTCAGGTTCTTTATACTGGGCTTACGATAATAATGGTGGTGGCTACGCAGACTGGATGTCTTTATCATCTGCTGGATTATTGACCATATATAACAACAACATAAAAACAACAAATACAGCTGGATTACTTCTTACCAACGACACAGCTTCGGACGCTGTAAATACCGTTCAATATTCCCCAGAACTTCACTTCAGAGGTCACAGATGGACAACCGATACGACAGTAGACCAAGCTAGTGAATGGAGAATATATAATCAGGCAACAAGTGGAACGGCTACAAGTTCTAATATGCTTTATATAGACCACTCAAGAGCTGGTGCAGCGTATGTAAATGCGTTTAATTTATCTTCTGGAGGTTCTGGATATTTTACTGGTGCATTGGGTGCTTCAGGAGCAATAACTGGAATACAAGGAGTTTATTCAAATAGGTCTAATTTAACTACTACTTCTACAGTGGGATTTTGGGCTCAAGAAACGACAGCTTCAACGGCAGGTGTACCAGTAAGATATTCACCAACTTTAGATTTCACAGCACACGCTTGGAATACAACTGCAACAGCTGCGGATAATTCAATTAACTTTAGACAAGAGGTAATACCTGTTTCAGGGACTACTACATCTGGTTCATTAAGTTTCAAATATGACAATAACGGTGGTGGATATGTAGAAATACTGAACTTAGGTAGTAACGGTGGCGTTACTATAAAAGGTGACATAACTCTTGATGGAGCGGTATCAGGTAGAGGCGGCATAAATGCTATTGGAACGATAGTATCAGATAGAGCAGGACTTACAACTACGTCATATACAGGAGTTTTAATAAGAAGTAATACGGCTTCTACGGCAGGTGTCCCAGTTAGATATTCTCCAGCTCAAATATTTACAGCAAGAGCGTGGAATACAACGGTTACTGCAGCGGATAATACTATTAATTTTAAAAATGAAGTAAGACCTACATCAGGAGCTACGACTTCAGGTTCATTATATTGGGGTTACGATAATAATGGAGGAGGATATGCCGATATATTAGCATTAAATAGTGCTGGTTGATTGGTAGTTACAGGTTGAAATCTATATCTTAAATCTACTTGAACAAGTCTTAATTACTGGAAAATATCTCTAGTAAATGGGGCTATTGTATTAACAGATACAGGAGCAACAACAGTACCAACAACAGCATAACCTTTTTAACCTTTAATTTAATTAAAATGCCAATCAAAGAATGAATTAGTCCATCTATCGTATCTATCGATGAGTATAATGTAAAAGAAACCAAAGTCGTTGAAACAATCATCAACAGACAAGAACTTACTGACAGGATTAGAGAAAATGAGGAAGCTATCGCTCTCTACACTTCTAATATCGCAGTGAGAACTAGCGAGAACGAAGGATTACAGGCACTCTTGGATACATTCCCAGAACCTAAAATCGTAGAAACGCCAGTAGTAGAAGAACCAGTTATTGAAGAGCCTCTTGAATAATTTGAAAAAAAGAGTATAATTCACTTACTTTTATATTTTAATTACTGATTATGGATATTACAAAATTATCTCTAGTAGAGTTGAAAGCTATGCACTTTGATCTAAGCAATGATTTACAAGTAATTATCAACGAGATTAGAAACAGAATGCAAGCACCAAAAGAAGTCGTACTAGAAGAAACACCAGTAGCTTGAGGAAGCCCAGTAGAAGAGACAGTAAGAGAACCAAAGGAGGTAGAATGAGAAGTAGTAGAGTAAACATAGAGGGGAGGGTTCTATCCTCTCCGACATTATTTATTTTTTATCTCATACTATGACAGTACCTTGTATCCAAATAGAGAAGCTAACAACTTTATCAGTAATACAGAATCAGATGAGTAAAGACATCGCAGAAATTAAAGAATGTCAGAAAGAAACTAATTTTAAGTTAGATAACCTGTTAGATAAACTTGATAGAAAATATGCTAGTAAATGGACAGAATGGGTAATCAAAGGGTTGATATGAATCATACTTGTTGCCGTTATATGAGCGATGGTATCACAAGTAGTAAAATAATGGTGACTGCTCTGGGCAAAATCTTAAGCCAAAGCCAAACGAAAAGGAGCTGAAACTATCATAAGCTAAAAGAGTAAGAACTCAGTAGTAGTTAAACGAGCCTATGTGATAGGGTGGGTTAGAATCCCACAGTCACCCGATTAAAGTAGTTTTTATTCCTTAATTATATATTATGGATACAACATCACCAGAAAACAGTTTAAATTGGATAGACATCAAAAGTCTGTTAAAGAACATCGCTATTTTCTTTTTACCTATGGCTATCACTCTACTCACAGCAGTACAGTCTGGTCAGGAAATCACCACAGCATTTGTATTAGGTGCAGCTATAAGCTCACTCATAAAATTAAGTGAATATTATTCGAGAGGAAATAACCTACCTAAATAATGGATGATATCTATATTTACTATATTTACTATTTAGATAGATTTATAATTTAACAAATTATATATGCAAAAACCTCTTGAACAATGAAAGATTAACGAGATAAAGCAGTTATCATCTGAGTGAAAAAGTCAGAGAGAGATAGCAAAAATCTTAGGTGTAGGAAAGACTAGTGTAGCAAGACATCAATACAAAAAGGAGGAGATAAAAGAGGTTTTTTCTAGTCAAGAGAAAAAGAAATTAGATTTGATACAACAATATACTCCAGAACAACTTAAAGAGATACTTTATAGATTAAAATTAGATTCTAAACAAAATATAGAAAAAGTTATATGAGAACCATGATATTTAAAGTTCTGATTAGTTAGCGATACTCATCTAGGTAATAAAGAGTGTGCTAGAAACGAACTTTGAGAATTTTATGATATAGCGAAATCTGATTGAGTAGAATGTTTTATGCACTGATGAGATATAGTGGACTGAGATAGTGTATATACAGGTCAGATTTATGAACAAGACAAAATAGGTTTTGATTCACAACTAGAAGATATAATCAAAAGTTATCCTAATATATGATTAGATACTTACTTTATTGGCGGAAATCATGATGAGTCATTTCTAAAAAAGACTGGTTGAGATATAAGTAGAGCTATAAGTGAAGTACGTAAAGATTTAATCAATCTAGGGTTCTATGATGCTAGGATTAAACTTAATGGAGTTGATATCAATCTACATCATGGTGGTTGAGGGATGAGTTACGCAAAATCATATAAAATACAGAAGTTATTAGAGAATATAGATCCTAAGAACCAACCAAATGTGTTTGCTGCGGGTCACCGACATACCGCACTATATGTATTTTATCGTAAGATACATAGTTTTTTACCTTGAGCGTTCTTAAAAGAGAATCTACTTGCTAAAAGATTCAACCTAGATAATACTATAGGAGGTTGGATAATAGAGGTAGAGATAGATAAAACAGGTTGAACTAAAATAGGGATGAAATTTATTAAACTTTAACTATGATGAAACTCGTACTTTATCAAGACAAAAAGAGTTATTGAGTAGCTACCGCTAATAGACGGAACGAGTTTTGTTATGAAACTGAATTAAAACCCATTAGATTCGCTATAGCTGAATGTACTGAAATATGAGCTAAACAATTAGTAGAATTATTTGAAAATAACAAAGAAATGTTTATAGAGATAATAAAGAAAGAGTTAGATATAATATTTAATTTTTACCAATCATAAGATGGCTTGATGTGAAAACTTACATCCAGAGGAGGTGGACTGATTATACATGCTTATTCCTAGATGAGAGAGTATGTCACCAGTAATAGTACATGCGAAAGACTTAATTTCTGAATGTCTAAGATGTAAGGAATGACATAAATGTGAGGATAAACGAGAGAACGTAAGATACTTAGAGAACAATAAATTCCCTAAGAATTTACATCATAACCACACTAAAGATGTCTATGACAATACATAGAGGGTACTGAGAATATAAAGTTTTTAACCTTAACGAGCGAAATATGAAAACTATTACTGACTGCAAACCTACTATCTTAGAAAGAAACAGTGTAATGAGTTGAGAGAACGAAATCATCACTAAACAAGACATAAAAGAACGCTGTAAATGTGTAAACCGCGAATTGTGTTTAGCTATCTTAGATAAGTTGCAAGGTTGAGAATGGAAGGTAGCAGAAGAACTTTTAAATACACTACAGAAAACATGTTAGAATTTCAGAAACAAAATTTAAAAACAGAACTAGAAGAAGTTAATCGTAAGATTGATGAGCTTAAACTACAGTCTTGATTGGACGTACAAACACTCAAACAACTGATAAATGAGCGTGAGAGTATACAAGCAAGGTTAGATTTTAAATCTTAATTTAAAACTATGAAAGTATTTATGCAAACTAATGGAGTGATAAATGAACCAGATAAATTAAATAATTTCTTGTTTGGTGATCTAGGGATAGATATAGATAGTTTACCACATATACCTAAATGAATAATCCCACAATTTAATCAGTATGCTTACAGTAAAACTAAATCATGATGTACGTTTGTTAATAGTTATAGACAAGCGTGTTATATAGCGTGAATACAACCTACAACACAAGATTATCTAGATTTAATAGATTATGCTACCAGTACAGTACATTATATACCATGAACACCACGATGAGTTAGTTGAGCGATAGATATAGTAAGAAAGTTTATCAAAGAGCGTAATGGGATAGATTTGATATCTTTTAAGACATTACGAAGTAGTCCAGAATATTCTGATCTATTAAAAAAATGATATCCAGCTATATTTAGTTATCAGGGTAATTATGCTTATAATAAAGATTATCAGGTGGATAATGAATTAAACGGATCTAAATTTGGTGCTACTACTTACTGACATTGTACATTACAAGAGTTAGATACATGAGTTATGTATGTAAATGATTCATCTTCTGGTAATACATATAACAGATATAAGATAGACCAGTTACCAGCATTATTTCAAAACTCAGTATATAATTGTAATGTTTATTTCTTTATCAAAACACCAGAAACTATCGATAAAGACAAGATAAAAAGGACAACACAACTAAGAGCTAACTGTCAGCAAATCTCAGATTTATGTACAGCATCTAAAACACTAAGCAATGATAGTATATTCCAGAGTCATATAGATGAAACTAAGCAAATTATGTTAGCAAAAATAATTGATTGTAATCAAATACTTAAATAATAAGAGTAAACATAAAATAGCCCCCGCTAGTGATAGCGAGGGTTTTTTTAATTAGCGATTATTACCTTGTTTTTTTATATTTCCATAGGTATACATCCTCTAGCAGGACAAAATCGTATACCTATGTCGGATGCCTCTATGATTTTCACATAGTGTTTTTGGGAGACTCTATCCGAAATAGTCTATCCAATCTATAGGCTTGTATCAGTGCATAGAAACCAATACTACCTAGTCTATCACCCACCAGTCTTTACGGACTAGCGGGGAGAATAACTAATCTTTCCAAGTAATTCATTTTACTGCCCACATTTGAGCTGTCTGCATTTCTGTAATAGCGACAGACAATAATCTACTCTGTTCGTTTCTTTGGTCTGCTCTTAATTCATTAAGCAAATCAATAACTTTAGCACAAAGTGTTTTTACTTCTGTTACTTTCTCGTCTCCAGATGGATTAAATGTTAATCCGACTGCTTTCATTCCATAAGTTAATTCGTTCATAGCATAAATAATAAAAAGATAAAAGGATTGTATTGGTTGGTAAGTAGAGAGATAGATATAGCAACGGCACCGTGCAGGAGTCGAACCTAATTTTATCGCTAACTATATCTATCTTTATACCTACCAATCTGTATTAACCTCTCACGGATGTTTGTTGTCCTTGCTAAGTGATTTGACATCACGAACTGAATCGCATATCTCGTCCAGACTTATACCAGTATCGATGCTACATTTCAACCGATACCTATTGCAGTTTTTATCACATCCTTGATGGAAGTAGCTCATTGTAATGTGATTGAGAGATGTTATTATACTGCCAACCTATTGGTTTATTTTCGGGATTAGTCTACTCGTGATAACTTTCTACCACACATTGGACAATAACAAGTATAGTCTTCTATATCTATACAATCGCAGTATCAACAAGTATAGTCTCCATTCTTATTCTTATTGACTTTGGCTACCTGCTCACTTGGCTCAAC